GTCGGCTCGGACATGAGCGCCTTCAAAATCGAACCGACGTGCATAATCACCGGGTTCTCGACACAATCGCGGAGGCGGGCGCTGCACGTGGTGTCCCACGCAGACCCATCCCCCTCAAAAATTGACCCACCAGGAGGTGCGGACCCATGTCCGCCAGCCTTCTTGGTCTTCGAGTATGCAGATGCAGGGACTCGGAGCTCAGCAGCGAGACGCTCCATGGCTGGGCGCTTCGCCAACCCCTTGATGGTCTTCTTCGGCATGTGTTTCTTGATGAGGTCTTCAATACAGCATATGGTGAGGAGTGCCATAACCTGGCCCTCGTCTCCGTCAGCTATCAACATCCGTGGCGCTTTTCCCTCGGGCATAGGCTCAAGCTTGATGTCACATGACAAGCGGAACTTCGGGTCAATGCGCTGGCAAAGCCCCTCCACTGTCTTAGTCAATCTCTGCTCGGCCCATTTCCCTGACTTGAGGTCAACCAACAGATGGTTCTCCCACCAAGTGACCACCCGCTTCGTGCTGAAGACAGCTCGTCGCGGATTGTCGCCGATAGCCGCAGAAACCATGCGCCCTAGCAACTCCTTGTCAACGGTAGTAGCTGTGAACGGGCGTTGTTTCTTCTCAATGCGGTTCTCAATCGCGGAGATAATATTCTCCAACTCCTTCGCATACACATTCGGATTATCCGTAACTGGCAAGGACACGACCCCCACAATCTGCTTGCTGATCGTGGGGTCGGTAGACTGACCAACAATCCCAATGCCGGCTTCGCTCACGATCACCCTGTCGTCGCGCAGTGCGCGAATTTCAGAATCATCGGCATCGTTACCGCCTAAAGGATGAATGTCGTCGTTACCATGGCCCGGTTCTACGTATCCCAACTCATTGCGAGGTGGTTCGCCTGGTCCGGGTCCACTGCTGCTCGTAACAACCGGCTCAGGTGGCGTGCTGCCGCTTGGCGGCGCGCCCCCATCCTCGGTAGGCAAAATGCCCTCGAGGTCCTCGAGCAGCGGCCTTGGCCTTCTCATGGCCATAGAGACCTGTCGCGGCGGCGTAGCGCCGCGAATTCCACTGCTCATGGTGCCCTGTTCCGGCGCGTGTACTGGAGGCAACATTTCACGGACATGGACGGGACGACCTATATCAAAGATGTCCACGTCAAACTTCGTCCCTTGAATACATTGCTTCAAGCTCTCAGAGATCCCTCTCTCACCGTGCGCCAAAATATCCTCACACGTGCGGAACCTCAGACTCGTCAAATTGTCGGGGTGGGAAGGGACCACCCACGGCAACGTGTCAGAGGCCATGGTCGAGAAGAGCCGACAATGGGAGCGTCCGAACTTGAAGGTTTTAAACAAGCGAAGCTTGTCCTGGTCGATCGCGCGACCTGCCTCTTCCTTCGTCTCTCGGTACGCAGTCTCCAAATCAGACTCCCCTGGATCCTTCTTGCCGCACGGCAGGGTCAAAACACCCGCTCTTGGCTTGTTAGGTGGCTCAAAACCGCACAAAATCCTCTTCTGGTCGTCAAAAATAATGACGCCACACGCGGCCACCTTAAACTCTCCCACGATCTGGTTCAGCTCCAAGTCGACTTGCTTCTGGGTGTACGTACAGCACAAACCACAGAAAGGAAGCAACTTGTAAATCGATCTGAACCACGTGCCGTTCATCCGGTACTGGGCGATGGCCCATGCCCCAAGCGTGCGCATAGTGACGTCGTCGGGCGAATGAGATGGCCAAATCACGGTGGCGTGTTGAAACACGATGGCACTCATGACCTTCGACTTGCTCTCAGCATAGTTCTGGTTCATGATGACCTTGTCGAGTTTCGCAAACTCCTCGCCGGTGAAATTGACCACAATCTTCTTCTGCCGCGACGTGCGCTCGCACGGGCAATACCAGGTTTTCGGCATGTTGACCCGGATGGTGTACATACCGGGCCTCTCGCGGGCGAGCAAGAACATCCACGCAGGGACATCCTCGATGCTCGTGGTGTTGGCGATTGACAACGGCAACGTCATCGCCAATGCACGATATTCACCTCGGGGAGATGTCTAACGTGCGAACCTTGGTCTGTAGCCCCCGCCCAAAGGACGAGTCCAGTCGACCACGCTGGAATTCCGTAAGTTCCGCCTCAAGCCCAGGTCAGCTTGAGC